ATGAAGCCGTCTTGGAATGAGGATGTCATAGGTGGCAGGGTTGCCAGTAAAGCCCTCGATTTTTGCGCGAATCCATTGTGGGTTGTTGCAGTTGCGGACATGACGGGCATACAGAACGTCTGGAACGGCTGGAGGAATGTCAGCGGCAAGTTCAATCTTCGTTGCTGCTTGTGGAGTGAGCCAAGTGTTCTTGCCCTTACCTGTCCACTCGCTAGTCTCTAGCTTGGTATCGCGGAGCTTTAGTGCCTCGTCCCACTCAATGTTTAGCGTTTTGGCTAGTTCGGTTAGTTTAGTTTTCATAGTTAATATCCTGATCGTTTGTTGCTGACTCGTTGTAGCTCTGCGGGGTCAATATAGAAAGCTCCAGACACGGCTGCGTAACGCAGAACATCGATTGGATCTTTCCATGCTTCATCAGGCCCGCCCTCTGCGGTGTATTCCTGCAAGGCTCGGATGATGTTCTCACAGCGGTCGCTTACGTAGAAGTGGGGACGGTTAAGCCCGTCGATAGGTTGCCTACGGTTGTAAGCCATCTTCGTCTGCAAGGCTTGTAGCCCATCCTCAATGTCGAGTCCTGGGGCTGGTAAAAAGACAAGTCCGTTATCAGCAAGGTCTTCGATGATGGAACTAGACCCGTCCTTGGATGAATACTTAGCCGCTCCCATTCTAGGGTCAATGATCCGCTCAAATATCTCTTCGCCGTCCTCACAGCGTTCTATAAGGTCAATGTAGTCGCGCAGACCGTATCCTAATCCCTTGGCTCCTTCGCCACCCGTCATCTTGCCACCGTGCCACCTAGCCCACTCTCCCACGTTGATGTCCGGCCACTCGCGGTAGACATAGAACGTATCCGACGCATCTACGGCAATCCAACACATAAACCAGTTCTTGCGACCAGCGGGGTCAAGCACCATCCAGCGAGTGATGTCCTTGCGAGGAATGTCCTCATGCTTGATAACATTGACCTCTGTGCTGAAATTAGGGAACTTGCTACCCGTAATCTGGGTAGGCACGCCGTAAAGTGCTGTAAGACTGTAATCGTCGTCGCCCTTAGAGACACACTGCTCTAGGAGGCTTACATAGCCAGACCAAGGGTTGTCCTTGGAGTGAAAGTAAACAATGCCCGTATTCATCTTGGCGTTCTCCTGATAGTAAGGAACGCTGCGTGGCTTGCTCAGTCCTTCTGATACGCTACGGCTTTCGACCGTCTTAGCGGTATCGCGGTAGTTCTTGACCGTTTCAGTCTCTCCGTCCTTCGGGGTAAAGGAGATGAGTAGCTTGGCGTTGTGAGTGGCAAGCCGCAGGTAGAGACGATCAATCAAGTCCATGCCGAGAAGATACTCGTCTAGCCATGCCCCGACATTATCTGTCTCTGGTTCCGGCGACCCAAGCTCCATACCTTCTAGGATGGTATCGTCTTGGATCCACTGCGTGTAGAACTTGAAGATGATCATGCTGCCATTCTCAAAGACCAGCTTGTTATCGGTGAAGCCGTTCTTAAAGGAGTAGTTGATGCTCTCCACTTTGGTCAGGCTGCGATTCTTTAGTTCGAGGGGAAGGGCGTTGTAAACCGCGCTCTGCTGCACGACTACGCTGATTTCCTTATTCTGGCTGAAGCAGTATATGAGGGACTTGGGGTTCTTCTTGGCTGCGTGGACAATCTTCTTGGCACAGTATGCCGTCTTACCGGATCTGTTGGCCCCAAACAGCAAGGCGGTGCGGAAGTTGCGTAACGCTTTATCTCCATACTCCCAGTGAGGAAGCGCAAACCCGTAGCGGTAAGGGTCGCGCTCTGAGTTCTCTATGGCTTGGTGATAGGCTTCGTGCAGGCTAACTACCTGCTCTGGCTCCATCTTAGCAAGCTCTGCTGGGCTAGGTGGGGTTAAGACTGGGTGCTTACGCCACTTCATACTTGCCAATCTTCTTCTTCCTCATCGTAGTTCTCTTCATCATCTAGGGCTGCATTGCATAGCTCTGACTGCTTGACAGCTAGAACGCCCACCATGCTGACGTAGGATAGGTCAAACTCTTCTGCATACATATTCACCAGCGCGTCTAGGGCCAGTTCAAAGGCTTCTACTTGTTCTTCGTCAGTCATATTCCTTTGAAAAGGTTTGGGTTTTTCAATTTCCATGCTCGCCTCATGTTGGACATAATCGTAGGGTAAATTTCATCTAGCAATGAAACGCCAATAATCCCCCTGCGACCAACGCCGTCCAGCGACCTGTATGCGTATCTAAGTTCCGTTGGGGTGAGGTGGCCGGGTCGATAAATAACTTTTCCGCTTGGTGTGCTTACTGTAAACGTCATACCTCCTCAGCCTCTACAACGTATCCCCTGTATCCCTCGACGCATTCACCCATATACACCTCTTTGCATTCAACTCCGGGGTATCTCTCCTTAAATTCACGCAGGCACTTGGACTGAGCTTGGGCTAGGCGTTTAGCAACGTCAGCAGATGTGTCGTCATCAAACCTAAGTGCCGCCCACTGTTGCATAGCTTTCATACCTCCTCAGCCTTTACAGGAATGGACTCCTTCTGCAAAGCATCCCGCGCCTCTTGAATCATCTTCATAGCATCCTCTATGCTCAACTTGTCCTTGCGATGCTCAACCACCACCTTGTTCTCACCTAGCGCGGTAAACGCTTTGTCCTGCGCGATAGACCCCGTAATCTGTAAGTCTTTAATGTTTACCTTCTTTAGCTGGTCGTCGTCGTCAGCAAGCATCGCAGCCTTCTTCATTACCAACTGACGCATGGCCTCTGCCACTTGGAACCCGTCAGTCGCCAGCATACTGCGCCGCACATCCAGCGTCTCTGGATGCCTAGTCCGCAACCCTACCAACGCCGTATAGCCTATACCCGTAACCTCCTCGACCTCCTCATAGGTGTCCCCCTGTGCCATCATCTCCAAAGCTAACGCTGCCTCCTTCGGCTTCCTCCGCTCCACGCACATAGCACTACCAGCACTCTTCGCTATGGATGTTGCCACAAAGGGAGTTACTTCGTTCTCGTTGTCGATAAACTAACCATAAGACGCCACTGAGGGCTTTGTCAAGCATTATTGATACCTACACCCCAGTTTGGCGACAAAAGCCGCTCAGACCCCCTTCACGCGCCTCTATGACCCCACCCAGCACCCCACCCCCATAGCATATCTGAGTATTCTGAGCGTTCTATATCTCTTAGCCATTCAACCCCTAACTCCTCTCAAGTTGTGCAAATGTGCAACACCCCTTAAGGGGGTTGCATATGCACAAATTGTTCCTTCCTCCTCGTCTATCCCTATTGTATGGGGACATTGCTTGTCCCACCCTTTAGATATGCTCCCCCCTTTAAGTCGCCCTTTGTCCAGAATTTTTTAACCCAACTAGTGACGCCAGTGACGCACTTCCATAAACTTTTCAAAAACTCGCGCGTAGGAATACTTTGCGGATACGCGTCACTCGCGTCTTAAGGGAGCCTTTTAGAATAATTTTATGAGGGGACTTGACCTTAGAGGTTAGCCATCCATCTAGTCTTCACTTCCTGCATAAGACTATCTTTCCTTCGCCTAGAGCCATGATTCCAATTTCCACCCCCAGCCGCACCATCGTCCGTCCACCCAGAAGCCCTAAGACTAACCCCACCCTCAGAAGGTAGCGTGTAAGTAATAATTTTCTTGTAGCCCATAGCCTTTGCAGACCTACGCGCCGCTCCATAAAGCATTGAACACCCATTCTTAACCCCATCTGTGCAGCACCTGTTCACCTCAAGAGTCCAACCATCATCCAATAACCTCGCAACTGGCCGCCCTACAATGCAAACACCCCTGACAACTTCGCCATCCCACACGGATATACTAAACTTATGACCAGCCGTCCGCTTGTGATGACGGTGCAATAGCGTCACAAAGGCATTCGCGTCTTTTAAGGAAATAGGCTTCAAACTTAGCATCTCCTAACTCTCTTACCAATGATAGCGTAAAAGCAAGAGCCATTTTAGATTAATTTTTAACACCCACTGAACCAATAATAATAAACCACCGGCGACATCTCTCGATCCCCTCCCCCCCTCGCGTGCGTGCGTGCGCCTGGCGTGTGCGTGCGTGTGCGTGTGTGTGCGCGAGGCAATGGCAACGCATCGTGCAAATCGCTTGCGAATATAATTGAAAAGAAAAGCGAAATAAAGCTTGCAATGGCTGGCTAGCTCTCTTTTACTGCTTGGGATGAATACACACAAACACGCAGTAATCGAGTCAGACGTTAACAAATGCTACCTTCTTTCCGGCGATCCAATCTGGACGCTATGGGTTGAGGGCATGGGAACAATCTATCACGGGCCAAGTAAGGCCAAGGCCGAGTATGCGTTCGCCGTTGCGGACGTTCGCCGTAATAGCCCGAGAATGTCTATGTATCGCGGTGCGATGCTTTACATGCACAACGGTAAACTAACGGCTTAGCCCAACCAATCCAATCAAAGGCCGTCTCTTCACTGAGGCGGCTTTTTTTATGCATTGTAAGGAGAGGGTGGGTATGAGTCACCCAGCCTAGCTAGTAGGTATCTACCTTGCTTGTCTCTCTTTCCCTTTGCTCTGTCCCTTTCCCTTTCCCTTGCTCCCTTATTTCTTTTAAGGGTTTGGGTTCGCGAAAATTCTTTTCCTTGAATGCCAACGACTTGCGCGATATGTTAAAAATAGTTATTGCCGCCAGCGGTTAATTGCCCTTCAAGTAGTTAGTGCCACTACTGGCACGCTAGATTAACCATAAACCATAACTCTCACCCTAATATATATACAGATGAAAAAACCAGCATCAACGCACGACTTCTTAGAACTTATCGGTGGCATGAATCACCGCGAACGATTCGTTTTTGAATTAGCAAATCCCACCAGTGACAGACATTCATTAGAAGTTTACTTTACCGAGTTAAACGGAAAAAGCATGTTCACCGAAAATAAAAACGTTTTTTTTCAATACGTCGACATTTGTGGAAAA